TTTGGAGAAAGTATAGAGAACCTATACCGACAATCGAGTGGGTTGGTTAAGGTATCTCAGGAGGCCAATAGTAAAATGGACTCCCAAAACGTTAACACTCCTCATTTTCTTAAATTCTACATTCCAGCCGCCGGGTTACCCGAGTGGTTGGTCTGTGGACTAAATAAGGAGGTTGTAGGGAAAATGGTCGATTCGGTCAACACAATTCTAGAAGCTTTAAACCTTTTTGGACTGAATCCCCCTTCTGCGCACGACAAAACTTACTTTTTTAAATACTATAAAAGTGCGTATCGTACACTTGAAAAGGTCGTAGAGCATCATAAACAGAATAATATGGATGCTGGTAGCTGGATTAAATTCTGGAAATACAAGACCAATGCTTTTTTTGCACATCACGAGGGTCAGACTCTACCTTCAGGTGGTTGGCCGGGCGATAAACCCGGCTGGCTATTCGGAGGAGTCATCGGTCAGTGGTTGCGTTCCCAGATGCATCTAGGGAAGGGGCCTTTGCTTCTTACTATGTTGCAGGCAAAGAAGGGAATGCCTAGGGCTGGTGCTGAATTGTGTCGCGCCGCGGAAGTTAAGTGTGTCGAAACACTTACAACGGAGCGGGTCCAGCGACGTCCGACTCTACAGCACATACCTGTGCCGGATCTTGCTGACTGGGTTGAGGAGCGCTACCAATTCATCGAGTACTCGAAGAGTGAAAAATGGCCCACGCATGGGAGGCCGCGGCGCGACGGGTTATCCGTCGGTGCTGCAATGGAACTTATGCGTGAGGCTGCTCTTCTCGAGGAAGGTGGTGAAGGTATGCCACTCCCAACCGATCAGCCGAGGAGGACAAGGGACTTTTATAAGAACCTCTCCTTGGATCGTCAGATGGGTGAGCAACAATTGCGAAGGACTTGTCGGGAAGTCTTCAAGGGGCTAAAATTTGGACCGGCAGAAATGTCGGTTCCGGTTTTCCCTTCTACGTCAGCGAATTATAATAACACCCGTTTAAAAGCGGGTGCCGTTGGCTTCCTGAAGGAAAAGTTTGGCGATCTACTACGACAGATGGAACCCGATCTCGGTATCTCTGCCCGCAACGAAGTTTACGTTGGACGGAAGACGGAGTATCACGGAGAAAGAGGTAAGGCCGAAGTTATAGATCCCGAGGACGGAGTTTCTAAGCTCTCTTATATCCTCGATGAAGATAGCACGGCGTCATGCTTTCGGAAGTTTTATTGGAATGTTTTCAGTGAAGCTCTAAAGGAGGAACCGATTGTTAAGCCAGTCGCGTTACCTGAGGCGCTAAAGATAAGGGTCC